GGTTTGACGTCACTTGGAGTTGTTCCCCGAAACTTAGTGTTAGTGGAGAATCTTGGGAAGATGCTATTAAACCTAATGTTGCTAGTCAGTATCAGTGTGTTACTGATAGCAACATTTATTTCAAGTTTGTTGTCGCTGATCAAGATGATTTTGCTGAAGTCAAAAGAGCTGTCAGTGCTTATCAAAGTGCCGGGGTACAATGTCCAGTATATCTTATGCCAATGGGCGGTCGCAGTGAAGAATATTCCCTCAATGTTAATGACGTTGCCCAAGCGTGTATGGACGAAGGATGGAGATTCACTCCCCGACTCCACATTAGCTTATTCGGAAATGCCTGGGGGACTTAACAAAGAAGATATGAATTATCTTAAAGGCAAAAAGATCACCGAAGAACAATACGAAAAAGTAAGAAAGCAATTATGAGTGATTTAACAAAAGATATTCCGCAGTGGATTAGAGACTATGCACTTAAAAACAGAATTGATCAATTAGTAGTTGGTGTTAGCGGCGGAATCGACAGTGCTGTTGTCAGTACACTGTGTGCGTTATCTGGTATGCCTACGCTATGCTTGGTTATGCCAATTCGACAAAAAGTAGAGCAAACAGACTTAGGTATCGACCATTGCCTGCGCCTAAACACACAGTACATGAACGCTAGCTTTGAAACAATCGACCTCACTGATGTATTTGAGAAGTTTGAAGACTTGTTTCAACATGCCTATTCTCCGCTGGCACTAGCAAACAGTCGTGCTAGATTACGCATGATGACACTGTATCAAAAAGCACAAACACATGGCGGTATTGTAGTTGGTACAGGCAACAAAGTAGAAGACTTTGGAGTAGGTTTTTATACTAAGTACGGAGACGGAGGAGTTGATATCTCTCCAATTGCAGACTTAACAAAAACCGAAGTATGGGCATTGGGTAAACAACTTGGGGTTAGCCAAGAAATTATCGATGCCAAACCCACAGATGGATTGTGGGATGATGGGCGAGTAGATGAAGATCAATTGCATGGCATGAGCTACAGTGATTTAGAAAAATGTATGGACATTGACGAGCAGGGCATTGATGTTGAATCGCTTGGTGAAGAAGACAAAACTCAAGTAAAACAATATCTTGAGATTCGCAAACGCAATTTGCATAAGATGCAGCCTATCCCAGTATTTAAAAGGACTACGCATGTTTGATAAATTTAAAAAGACACTAGGCTTAACAAAACCAGAAGTCAAGCCTGCTGTTAAACCTAAGAAAGTAATCAAAACTGACAAAGAGATTGCCACCGAAAAGGGCGAGCCTTATGTTGCTGTACTAAGCATGGAACTTGCCGAAGGTGACATCGATCAAGGTGCATTTGAACTTGACTGGAATGAAAAGTTTATAGCAAATCTTGTAAGAGCTGGTTACCAAGGACAGCCAAATGAACCCGATCACGAGATTGTTGATCGTTGGTTTCAAAATGTATGCCGCAATGTTGTTATGGAAACGTACGAGCAATACCAAGCAGATCCTGAAGTACGCTTTACAAGAGAGCGTGATCTCGGAGACGGATACACAGAAGTAAAATGATATTATACGTTAACGGCGACAGTCATACCGCAGCCGCAGAATGCGTAAATCCACATGCGTTTGCAGCCGATGATCCAAAGTACTGGATGATGCAACGACTGCCGCATCCAGATAATATTGCACAAAGTTGGGGTAAATTACTAAGCCAGCGGCTCAGTTGCGGATTCAAGTGTGATGCAGAAAGTGCTAGTAGTAACGATCGTATTATTAGGACTACACGTAAATGGGTAGAAGAAAATCCACACAATTTGTATAAAACATTAATGATTATACAATGGAGTACATGGGAACGCCAAGAATGGCTAATCGATGGCAAATACTACCAATTAAATGCTTCTGGTATCGACGATGTTCCCGAGTCGCACCAACAACAATACAAAGAGTTTATTGCAAACATAGATTGGCATACCATAACACAAGAATGGCATGAAAAAATCTGGCAGTTTCATTTGGAACTCGAGTCTCTAGGAATCAAGCATGTGTTCTTCAATGGAAACAATCATTTTGAAAACGTTTCGTCCCGCAAAGAATGGGAAAATAGTTATATAGATCCATATGATCCAGAATCGACGTACAATGCAGTGATAAGTAATACATGCAACACTGTTAGTCCAACAAGCTGGCATTACGGGCCAGATGGGCACAGGGCATGGGCACAATATCTAACCAAGTACATAGTTGCTAACAATCTTGTATAGGAGAATAAATGAAGTATGCAATTAAAGTAATGCTAGCAAAAGATGATTGGATTTACCTCACCGAAGACACAGGACGTTGTGATTTGCTGGTTCCTATGCTATACAGCAACATCGATCAAGCTCGTGATGCAGCCAAAATTTGGGAACAAAATCGTGGATATAAAGTTAAAGTAGTTGAATATAACTGTTGACATACTAACATTATAGTGTTAGTATAGTACTATAACAACAAAGGGCTTGGTATGAAATATCTACTTATCGACACTGCTAACATGTTTTTTCGTGCAAGACACGTTGCATTTCGTGCAAATGATCCTTGGGAAAAAGTAGGATACGCATTACACATTAGTATGGCAGCTATTAACAAAGTAGCCAAAAAGTTTGATGCAGACCACGTTGTATTTTGTTTGGAAGGCCGCAGCTGGCGTAAAGATCACTATACGCCTTACAAAGCAAATCGCAAGGCAGCTCGTGATGCTCTCACAGAAGCACAGCAAGAAGAAGAACAACTTTTTTGGAGCACCTTTGATGACTTCAATAAGTACTTGCAAGATAAGACAAATTGCAGTGTATTAAGAGAACCTAACGCAGAAGCAGACGATCTTATAGCACGTTGGATACATTTGCACCCTGATGATGAACATGTTATCATCAGCAGTGACAGTGACTTTTACCAGCTGCTATCAGATAAAGTAAAACAGTTCAACGGTATTACTGACCATTTGATTACTATAGAGGGCATCTTCGATAGTAAGGGTAAAAAAGTGCTAGATAAAAAGACTAAAGAACCAAAAGCTATACCCGACCCAGAGTGGTTGTTGTTTGAAAAGTGCATGCGTGGCGATAGCAGCGACAATGTATTTTCGGCATATCCTGGTGTACGTAAAAAAGGTACTAAGAATAAAGTAGGATTGCTAGAAGCATTTGAAGATCGTGTTAAGCAAGGGTATGCATGGAACAACATGATGTTGCAGCGTTGGACTGATCACAACGGCGACGAGCATCGTGTGCTAGATGATTATAATCGTAATCGACAGCTAATTGATCTTTGTGCACAACCCGATGACGTTAAAGACAGGGTTGATCAAGCAATTATTTCACAAGTTACTAACAAAGATATTGGACAAGTTGGTTCGAAGTTCTTAAAATTTTGTGGTAAATATGAACTCAGTCGACTCAGTGATCAAGCTGAGCAATACGGTCGTTGGCTTAATCAGCGATACCAAGGAGTATTGCAACAATGACAAAGGAAAATTAAAATGAACAAAACTATTGCTAGACCAGTTGTTGCTGGTAAATTTTGGATTGTTAAAGACCAAGATCACAAAGTCGGAAGTGTAGAAAAAGCCCAAGGTGGTTATATACTGCGCACAAACAGCGGTGTCACAAACTATAAAACCATCAAATCACTTCGTGATATTACAAAGATTTCGTTTGAGGATGAGCAAGAGAAAGTTGTTAATCCTGAAAACCAAATCAACGGATATGAAACTGACGCAAAGCCATACAACGCTGTTTATAATGTAAACACTCGTTTGCCTATCTACACCAAAGAACCTAAATCAAAAAGCTGGTATGCAGCTGGTTGGTACCAAATTGTTGTCAATGGCAAGACTACTATTGAGTTTTGTCCTAAACTTATTTTGCTTGAACGTTATCCTTATCGCGGTCCAGCAATGGAAGAAGATGGGTTTACTTACAAGTGAGCGGGCTGTATATACGAAAATTTATTGATCGTGTGCAAGCATGTGATGCCAAAGGGGTTGATGACTTTGTCTGGCCGCTCAGTGATGCAAAAAACTTACACGGAGATATTACTAAACTATTGTTAGATATTGAATTATTGCAGCAAAATTCTAACAATCAGGAAGTGGTTCAAGTTGAAGTAAGTGGCGGAGAATGGTAATTAACTAAGCCGTTAACCTAGTTATCTACGCAGTTATCATAAATATAACTGTGGAGATAACAAATCATGAGCAGACCTAAACCTACTATATTAGCCGAGATCACTGATAAAGCTACCTATAAAACCGAACAAGTTCTTGGCAGTGAAGGTATCTGGGCAGTATACTACAACAAGTCACCGATTAATTTGAAAACATCAAACATGCTAGTGCAGTACCCTGGTCCTAAGTATAAGAAAGTTAGCTTTGCTAACCCAGGGCATGCTATTAGCCTAGCTAAAAAATTAAACATACAATTTAAAACAGATAAATTTAGTGTGGTAATGCTCACTAAAGGTGAAGTTGTCTACAGTGAAGAGAAATAAGGAAGAATTAACACATCTTCTTTTGGACTTGCACGGAAATGCTGACAACGAGTATGACTACAAGTCAGCTTTTAATAGTTGGTGGTACAACACCCGAGACTCGGGCGGACTTAGATTAACTGCCACTGGCTTTCACATAATGAAAAAATTAAAATTTCAGCACTGGGATTTTGAGTTACCCGAAGGGTGGAATCGACATAACAAGCGAGTCATACTAGGGTTGGATCGCAAAATAAGTTGGCCGTATTACTACGGTAAACATCGTATTAGTTTCTTTAACAGCCAAGATGCAATGATGGTTAACTTAACCGGAGATGTTGAAAAGTGGCTTACCAATAACTTTGGTCCATGATTTTGCATATTTGCTTTTGTGCACGTTGTTCAATGCTTTTAGTATAATCATTCATTAAAAAATCAAAATTGTGTTCAGTTTTATCAATTGTTGCACTAGTATCCCAATCTGGATCTCGTAGCATTGGCAAGTTTAAATCTATAGCTGCATCCAATCTGTGGTTTGCATCTAGTGTGTCGTAACTCAAATCAAACAAATCATTGAAATTTTTAAATCCTCGTTCAGCAATTTCTTGATGTATGTTGATGTGTCCTATGCACATAAACGGGTGTTTAGCAGCAATAGCTAACAATGTTTTTTCAGTAATAATCCCTGGGCCGTCAGAGTATATTGTTTCACTCACGATACTAGTCTTGGCTTGTTGATATAATGGCATTAGATTAATAAAGTTGTTAGTGTTGTTCCAGTCGTACTTTACATACAAAGCAAACGGCGCGGGTTGCTTGTGTCCGTGTGTAGTGTATCCAGTTGGTTCATATCGCAGTAGGTCAAAAAGTTTATTTCTATGCGGCTTTGGTTGACCGTTTAAACAAATAAAATTATACTTGATGTCTTTGTTGTGCACATCCTTCCATTCGTGCCATCTTTCTTTGAGTTGATTAACTAATTCATAACTATGACTTGGAAATTCAACAAATTGTATATTCCCTTCGTAATAGTCAGTTAAACTGTGATCCCAGTGCACAAATATAATTTTACGCTGTTGCTCGAGTGTGTAGTGTTTTTCAATCCAAAGCAATTCGGGACACGATATGTTTTTGTACCAGTTTACAAAGTCCTGTGCATGCAATACTAATCGAAAGTTTGGTTGTTTCCATTTTTCTTCAGGCACCTCAGGAAGTTGCACAGTCCACATACCGCCAACGATTGGGCGCTGAAGTATTGAATGTGCAATTATAGGATCAATTCCAGCACTGCGAAGTAGTGCTAGCAATTTCTTATTAAAATTTGGCCCAGCAAATGAATCTGGGATGTATGTAGTCATTGACATGTGCTTTTACCTGTGTTACAATATAGTTATTGTTTGGAACAACTGTAGAAAAAAATAGGTGTGCTGCAGGCAGGATAAATATTTTCATGCAACAAACAACATGTCCAGAATGTAGAGCAGAACTAGATACTAACGACTTTTGCCCAAACTGTAGAGTAAGAAGGTAAACAGTGCCCCAATAGCTCAGCTGGTAGAGCAACTGATTTGTAATCAGTAGGTCGGGAGTTCGAGTCTCTCTTGGGGCACCATAACATAGATGTACAATTATCGGTAAATAGGTATATGAATAAAGATATTGTTTTAGTAATACCGCCGAGAATTGTTGATGATTTTGGGTATACGCCGGCAGGGGCAGCGTTGCTAAAAGGAAGTTTATCTGCACACGGATTTAGTAGTACTATTTTTGATCTTAATGCTGAAATTGATCAACAATTTCAAAATCATGAACTACATAATGCCATTGACAACTTCTTTTTTTATCACACTTTTTATAACAATAAAACATGGAAATTGCTAGCTCCTGTTATCGAAGCATGGGCTGAAAAAATTGTTGCTCAAAACCCAACATGGGTCGGTATGAGTGTGTTTAGTTACAACAGTCAACGAGCAACACGCCTATTATCTGTTGCAATTAAAAAGCTTAACCCTGCTATTAAAATTGTCATCGGCGGCGGCGGCATTGCTACAGATTTTAAATTTGCAGAGTCTTTACACGAAAACCGTATCATCAACGCATATATACGAGGCGAAGGAGAACTTGCATTAGTTGAGTTACTCAAAGGAAACATTGATTATCCTGGGATCAACGGTAAACCTCCGCAACAAATTAAAGACGTTGATAGTTTGGCTTTTCCTAATTATGACGACTACGAACTAAAAACCTATACTAACTCTAAGGGCTTGGAAGCATTACCGATTACTGGTAGCAGAGGGTGTGTGAGGAAATGCACGTTCTGTGATGTTGCAAGCATGTGGCCAAAGTTTTACTATCGCAGTGGTAAAAATATCGCCGACGAAATTCGTCAACAAGTCGAATCATATGGTGCAACTGCATTTAGATTTACAGATAGTTTAATCAATGGTAGTATGAAAGCATTTAGAGAAATGACTCTGGAGTTAGCTGAATATAGAAAAACACTACCGGAAGAAAAAAAGTTTATTTGGGACACCCATTTTATTGTGCGTGGACCAAAACAGATGCCACCCAAAGACTTTGATGTCATGAAGGCAGCCGGTGCAGGCACAATGTTAGTTGGCATCGAAAGTGGTTCTCCGGCTGTAAGGGAACACATGAAAAAAGGCTACAGCGAAGAAGATCTTAACTACAGCATTTCCCAACTAGATAGGGTGGGAATCAAAGTACGCATGTTGATGATTGTAGGGTACCCTACAGAGACTTTGGAAGATTTTGAGTTAACAAAAGAAATGTTTACTCGATACAAGCCATATCTAGATAACGGCACAATTGAAGAAGTAAATTTAGGACTCACACTGAATCTATTGAAACGCACTCCTTTGTATGATGATAGGGAAAAATATAACTTAGTACAAGACAACGATCACGTCAATGATTGGGTTTGCATTGATAACCCAACATTAACATACAAGGAACGATTAAAGCGAAGAATTATTCTACAATCGCATGTTGAGGAATTGGGGTATCCAGTGTTTGAAGCAGCAAATTATACAAAACAGTTGTTAAGTAGCTGGAATGAAGTTCAAGTATTAACAGATAATACTGGAACTATGATCAGCAACGTAAAATTTGACCGAGAACAAAACAGTTTATCAGCTGATATAATTGAACCTTGGGCGCATTCAAAGCAAAACTTTTAAAAACAGGCTAGTACGTAATGGAAATAAAGATCAAGCTCCGTGGCAACCGTGCTAATGGAAAATCTCCCAAGGTGAGATTATCAGTCAACAATGTAGTATACGTTGATGCTGAAATTTTTGAGATCAGTGAACACACATTAACCATTGATCCATTGTTACAAAATGTATTGTCCATTGAGCATTACAACAAAACCAATGACGATACTATTGTCGACGATAGTAATAATATTGTAGCTGATTTAAGTGTCGAGTTACTAGGTATAACAATAGACAATAATTCGATACTACATACAGTGCTGCACACAATGCCGTTTTATGTTAACTGGCCTGAAAATATTATCGCTGATTATCAAGAAAAAGACGAAACACCGCCTGAGTTCATTATTAATAACCTCTATTTTGGATTCAATGGTGTATACAAGTTTAATTTTACAAACAACAGCGATATTGATTATTTCACTACATTTTGGTTAGACGAGTCTCAAGCACATGCTAATCAAACAGAAACTGCCGACGGCGAAGAAGTGTTCAAACGAATGGGCGAAACAGTGACTATTAGTAAAGACAGTGATTTCACTATACATGATTTAAAAAGAATGGTTGACGTATAACAGTCACTTGTGTATAATAAACACAGTAGAAAGTTAAGTGCATATATACTATGCAGCGATTAAAAAATAATGCCCCGGTGGTGGAATGGTAGACACGCAGGTTTTAGGTACCTGTGCTTTACGGCGTGAGAGTTCGAGTCTCTCCCGGGGCACCAATATAGGATATGCGGAAATTTGGCAAAAATATTTTCCATAGCAGTAAATCATCACGATCACAATACATATGATGGATTAGTTCACAATCAAGTTGAACGCCACACTAGAATAAAGCACAATCTCAATCCAGATTTCTTGCGTGATCCTGTGCCCTGTAGAGAATTTTTTGATGATTATTTTTTGCCTAATTTCAACAAGGATGAGCAGATATTTGCGCTTACTATTTCCAACTTAGGGTATGAATACGTTGAAGACTTGGTAGAAGAGATTTTACCTGATTCTAATTTTTTAAAGTTTATACCAACCAATTTGTGGGATAGATTGCACACAGATAGTTATTACTACATTGATCATCATCAAAGTCATGCCGCTTATGCATTTCTAAATTCAGGATTTGACGAAAGTGATATACTAGCAATCGATGACAAAGGACTAAATTTTAATTGTATTTTTGTTGACAAACATGGTACAATTACTGATTTAACTAAACAATTGTCAATTGGTGGATGCTGGAATACATTAGCACAAGAGCTTGGATTTGAATTCCTACAAGCTGGCAAAGTTATGGGTCTAGTGGGATTTGGAAAATACAATGATGAAGTCCATAAAATGATTCATCAATATTTAGAAAATCCCAATCAAAGACTTCCTGACGGTGCAGATGACATTATACAACGTGTCTCTAAAGAAGATGTTGCCTACACACTACAACAAGTTACATTTGAGCTTGTTAAGAAGTACGTATATCCACTCAAAACATCAGACAATCTATGCATTGCAGGCGGTGTTGCGTACAACGGTTATATGAATGAAGAGTTTACAAAGCATTACGTAAATGTGCATGTACCACCAGCGCCGGGAGACGAAGGACAAGCATTGGGCGCTTATATGCATGCTGACTACATTTTAAATAACAACGTGCATGTTCCTACAGTGTATGCAGGAAAAAAACATGGTGTAGATTCTGCTATATTTGAAGGATTGTTGTATCAACAAAAACCAATGGAAGAAATATACACCGAAGTTGCACAAGCTATTGCCGACGGTGCAATAGTTGGCTGGTACCAAGGTGCCAGTGAAAGCGGACACAGGGCATTGGGCAATCGAAGCATACTTGCGGATCCAAGAAATCCCAAAATTAAAGATATAATAAACAGCAAAATTAAACTACGTGAAGACTTTAGACCATTTGCGCCAAGTGTATTATATGAACACTATCAAGACTATTTTGACACCAATCAGCCTAGTCCATATATGAGTCGTATCATGCCAGTTACCTCAGATGCTATTCCAGGTGTAACACATGTAGACGGAACTGCACGTATACAAACTGTGCAACGTGATTTCAACTCTTGCTACTATGACTTAATAGATGCGTTCTATACACTCACAGGCATTCCTATGCTGCTCAATACCAGCTTTAATTGCCAAGAGCCGATTGTAGAAACACCCGAAGATGCAGTTGCAACATTTAATAAATGCGGATTAGATATATTAGTAATTGGCAATTATATTTGTAGGAAAAACGATGGTTAAAAATTACATATTTGATGTAGACGGTACACTCACTGACAGTAGACAGCGTATGGACAAAAAATTTGCTGTATGGTTTAGTAAATTTTGTGAGAGAAACAATGTATATCTAGTTACCGGAAGTGACCGCTCTAAAACAATTGAACAGATCGGCGAAGTTATATATCATAAATGTAAACGTGTTTATCAATGTTCCGGTAGTGATGTATGGAAAGGTGATAGAAACATTCGTACTAGCAGCTGGAGACTACCTGAACTTGCTAGATATTTCTTAGACAGTTGCGAATACGAAAGTAAATTTCCAGTACGCACTGGCAATCACATCGAAGAACGATCTGGTATGGTAAACTTTAGTGTAGTAGGACGTAATGCTAGTTTAACCGAACGTGCACTATACGTTACATGGGATAAAGCACAACGTGAACGTGCTAGGATTGTTAAATCATTTAACTTAATGTTTCCAGAGTTACTTGCTACATCAGGTGGGGAAACAGGATTGGATATTGCACCAAAAGGCAATAACAAAAGTCAAATATTAGTTGATTTTGCTGACACCGATGAACTACATTTTTTTGGTGATGCAATTTTCCCCGGCGGTAATGACGCCCCGTTGGCAGATGCAATAGCTGAACAAAGCAAAGGCAAATCATACAAAGTTGAAAATTGGAACGACACTTTTAGAATTTTAACCGAACAAGTAGATACAGTATAACTAATACTACAAGCGGGTGTAGCTCAGTGGCAGAGCTCTTCGTTGCCAACGAAGTTGTCGTGAGTTCGAATCTCATCACCCGCTCCAACACATGTGCAGGATGAAGAACGATATGAATAACCGATCATTGAATTTTTCACACGAAATACCAATTGAAGTATACCATGAGAACACAGATGTTTCGATTAAGGTAAGCATCAATGATTCAGTGATGTTTGAAAAAGTATACTCTCCCGGGATAGTGCACACTGAAACAATAAGATTTTACAACGAATATGTTGAGTCTAAACAAAATACAATCTGTTTTGAATTTTCGGGAAACGTAGAAGCACAGCACAAATATTTAAAAATAAATTCAATTTTGATTAACAATGCTTGGTTAAATTTCTATAATGCAG